CCGTAAGCGTCAGGAAAGTGGAGGACGTGTATTCGTACTCGCTCGCAATGAAAATGTCCTAAAGGTACTCCAGATTCAGCGAGAGATGGATCTCTATGAGATATGGACTTGCACCAAGCCATTCGATTGGGAGAACATGAACAACCTGCTCTTTAACGTGCCACCTTTTTGCACTGAGTATATCGTGCGTCATGCACAAGTTGGAGGACAACAATGACAGTCTATGTCGTACAAGAATCGCCGAAGTTTAACCTGCTGCCCGCTGCGGAGTATGGAGACCTTCAAACATTGCTGCCACCAGGACAAGTGATGATGGCCACTGCGCCAACCATCCGCGTCTTGCGTGACAAGCTTAGGAGTTTTTCGGACAGCGATTTTCTGCTGGCTATTGGTGACCCCATTGCCATCGGTATGTCCGTCGCAATTGCTGCTGGCTTCAACAGCGGCAAGATCAGGATGCTGAAATGGGATCGCCAAGAGCATCGTTACTACGCCTTAGAGGCAGACCTTACAGGAGCTAAAAATGCTTGAACAAGAGATGTTGGCCGACAGTCAGATGCCATCTGATCAAGGCTTGGGCAAGATCAGTACGCTTGCAGAGCGATACACAGGTCTTGATGAAGAGATTAAGGACACGGAAACGCGTCTGAAGCTCTTGAAAGAACAGGCTAGGGAGATTGCTGAGAAGCAGTTGCCTGATGCTATGGCAGAAGTTGGTGTGGCTAAGTTTACGCTTACAGACGGTAGTGAAGTGACCGTCAAACCGTACTACAGCGCCAAGATCAGCGACGAGAAACGTGAAGAGTGCTTTGGCTGGTTGGAAGACCATGGCCACGAGGCGCTAATCAAAGACGAAGTCGTCCTGACATTCAATCGCGGTGAGCACGAGAAGGCCGAAGAATTCAAAGCCCAGCTGTTAGAGCAAGGCATGGATTATTCTGGCAAGATGGGTGTTCATCCTCAGACTTTGACAGCATTCGTCAAAGAGCAAGTGGAAAGCGGAGCCGAATTTCCTCTTGAACTTTTCAACGTTTATATCGGCCAAATTGCCAAAATCAAAAGGAGTAAGTGATGGTTAAGAAAACTGAAGTGGCTGTACAGCAGCCGACCGCCCTAGTGGCATTTGCAGACGACATGATGGCAGACGCAGGTCTCGGTTTCGAGAACGTGTCCGCGAATGATGTCGCTATCCCGTACCTCAAGGTGCTGCAGGCTTTATCGCCTGAACTTCGTGGAGTCACCAAAGTTGCTGGTGCTGAAGAGGGCTTGATCATCAACACCGTCACTGGTGTGCTGATGAAAGAAGTCCGCGTCATCCCTTGCGCCTTTAAGAAGAGCTATGTTGAATGGACTCCTCGTGAAGCTGGCGGCGGTTTGGTCAAAGAATGGACTGACGAGAAGATCCTCGAAAAGACCAAGAAGAACGAACGCAACCAAGATGTCTTGGCCAACGGCAACCTGATCGTCACTACTGCGTATCACTACGTGTTGGTGTTGTCTGAAGGCGGCTTTGAACGTGCCCTGATTGCAATGTCTTCGACACAGCTTAAGAAGTCACGCCGCTGGCTTGGTCAAATGATGGCCTTGCAAGTCAAGGTTGGCGACAAGTCATTCACGCCTCCACCGTTTAGCCATAGCTACCACTTGGGAACAGGCATGGAGACTAAGGATGCAAACAGCTGGTATGGCTGGTTGATCAACGATCCAAGCATGGTTCAAGATCGTGGCGTTTACGACGCAGCTAAAAAGTTTGGTTCAGACGTAACTGCTGGACTTGTGAAAGTTGCTGAGCCTCCGCAAGAAGGCGTTGCAGCTGCTGATGACGATGTTCCTTACTAACAGGGACGGTCATGAGTAACAAGAACCCATCGGCAACTAAAAAAGGCCCTGGTCGTTACCATAAAGAAGGCGTGTCTAAAGGCAAGGCTTCAAAGTCTACCTTTAAACGCGCTGCGGTGAATACCAAGGTCAAGGTCGCAAAGCAGACAGATCACGTGACGAATAGTCCGTTGAAAGCTGCCGCGCGAGGCGGTTAAGTCAAGGGGTGGCTTCGGCCACTCCGCCTATCAACTAAAACGAGAAAGAATTATGCTTGCACAAAGATTCATGGCGCTATTTTCCGGGCACACAGGTGCTTACGGAACCTATGACATCGATGGCAAGAATACTGGCCTAAAGGTTCAGGGGACAGCAATCACAAAGAGGGCGCCGGTAACGGAGCAGCTATGGGATGGCCACCTAGCAGGGACAAAAGGAATCGGTATTGTGCCAATCAGAGAGGACAACACATGCCTCTTTGGTGCGATTGACATTGATGAATATAAGAACTTTGACCTTAAGGATGCCGTTGAAGCTTGCGCCAAAGCCAAGGCTCCGGTAGCGGTCTGCCGCAGCAAGTCGGGAGGCGCTCACATTTACATGTTTTTCAGCGAGCCTATACCGGCTGCTGATGTCAAACGAAAGCTCGGTGAGTTGGCCAGCGTGATTGGCCATCCAAGTTGCGAGATCTTTCCTAAACAAGATCAAGTGTTGTCTGAACGCGGTGACGTCGGCAACTGGATCAACATGCCTTACTTTGAAGGCGACCAAACATCAAGATACGGGGTTGCTGAGAACGGCGGCCCGATGCAGATAGATGATTTCCTAGCATTTGCTGAAGGTCTTAAACTTACAAGGGCCAACTTTGTACGTCTTAAGTTTGCAGAATCTAAGAGCAAGAAGAGAGCGTATAAGGACGCTCCTCCATGCATCGAGAAGTTAGCTCAAACAGGCTTCCCTGAAGGTACACGAAACAATGGTCTGTTCAACCTGTGTGTCTTAGCAAGAAAGATGAAACCAGATGACTGGCAGCCATTAGTCATGCAGATGAACATAGACATCATGGATCCTCCGCTGCCTGAGTCAGAAGCAATGGGGGTCATTCAATCGATGCAGAACAGTGACTACCAGTACACATGCAGCAGGCCGCCACTACGACCCAACTGCAACGCCGGAATGTGCCGCATGCGTAAGTTTGGCGTGGGCCAGCAGCAAGGTACGCCTCGTCTATCATCGCTCAGTAAGTACAACACGGAACCTCCCATCTGGTTCCTTGACATGGACAACGGAATGCGCTTGTCATTGTCTACAGAAGATCTGCAGAATCAGGCAGGCTTTCAAAAGAGATGTATGGAGGCAATGAATTACATGCCGCCAAAGATGAACCTGATGCAATGGAATCAAATGATCCAAGCGCTGCTGCAAGACGTAGTGATCATCGAGGCTCCTGAGGATGCAAGCCCTAAGGGCCAGTTCATCGACTTGTTAGAACGTTACTGCACCGGCAAAGCTCAGGCCAAGCATCTTGATGAGATCCTTCTTGGCAAACCATTCCATGACCGTGATGACAATCGCCACCTGTTTAGGCTGGCAGACTTCATCAACTTTCTTGACAAGCAGAAGTTCAAGGAATTTAAGCTCAATCAGATCAGTTCTGCCATTCGTGACTATGGCGGTGAGACGCATACCTATAAGCTGAACGGGAAACGTGCCACTGTCTGGTCTGTGCCAGCCTTCTCCTTCCAGGATAAAGGCCATCAGACTCCGGACTTCAGCAATGGCAGCATCATCTAAGCCGCAGATTATCCTTGGTCCGCCAGGAACCGGCAAGACTACGACACTCATGAACATCGTCGAGTCTTTGCTGGAGAAGGGTGTGAAGCCTGATGAGATTGGTTTCATCAGCTTTACCAAGAAGGCTACGACAGAAGCTAGAGACAAGGCGCGGGCCCGCTTTGGATTCTCTGTCGAGCAGATGCCATTCTTTCGAACGATCCACAGCCTAGCATTTAGGCAGCTGGGTCTTAGCCGCCAGCAGGTCATGCAGCACAACCACTATCAAGAGTTGTGTGATGAGCTTGGCGTTGAGATTACTGGCCGCCAGACCGGAGAAGACGGAACCTTGGTTGGTATGGCGCAAGGTGACAAGCTACGCTTTGCAGAAGGAATGGCTAGGATCCGCTGCGTGCCTCTCAAGCAGCAGTGGGAAGACTTGAATGACGACGACTTAGGATGGTTTGAATTGGAACAGTTTGGAAAGTCGCTGAAGGAGTACAAGGACAATCAAGGCCTGATCGATTACACCGACATGCTTGAGTTGATGCGGTCAGAAGGCTTCGTGCCTAAGTTAAAAGCTCTGCTAGTGGATGAAGCACAAGATCTATCCAAGCTGCAGTGGATGGTAGTAGAACGAATGATGGAGAAGGCTGATGAAACTTATATTGCTGGAGATGATGACCAAGCAATCTTTCGCTGGGCAGGAGCTGACGTCGATCATTTCATATCCTTGGATGGGCATGTGCGCGTTCTTGACCAGTCGTACCGAATACCGGCGGTTGTGCACAACCTCAGCTTTGACATCATTAGATCTGTCACTCGGCGGCGTGAGAAGACTTTCAAACCTGCTGCGCATCAAGGATCAATAACGTACCACAACGACATCGAGCACGTCGACATGAGCCAAGGAACATGGCTGCTGCTTGCTAGGAATGTCTACATGCTCAAGGAATTGGTTGACTTATGTCATCGTGAGGGCTACGCCTACGAGTGTCAAGGAATGAGTCCTCGTAAGTCTGAGGCTTTGCTTGCCATTAGGTCATGGGAGAAGCTTCGCAAGGGAGAATTCATTCAAGCCGATCAGTTGAAGCTGGTCTACTCACACATGTCGAAGCGGATGGTCGATCACGGCCACTTGTCTTTGAAGACGCTGACCGAAGACATGGTCAATATGGACCTGCTGCACATGAAGTACGGGCTGCAGACCAAGGCGATCTGGCATCAGGCTTTGGACCGAATCAGCGATGAGGAAAAGGAATATTTTCTCGCAGCGTTAAGACAGGGCGAATCTTTGAGTGGCGACCCCCGCATTACCATCAGCACGATCCACGGATCCAAGGGCGGTGAGGCAGACAACGTGCTGCTCATCACTGACATGAGCCCCAAGACCTACATCGGCTACCAAGAGAATCAAGACGACGAGCTTCGAGTGTTTTATGTTGCAGCAACACGGACTAAGAAGAATCTACACATCATTACACCACGCACGCAAAGGTACTTTGACTTATGACACAAGATGAAATAATTGAGATGGCTAAACAGGCTGGTTATGACGAGCATCATGCAAAGTTTGATACACGGATTGAAGCCCTTGCCAAACTGGTAGCAGAGAAAGAGCGTGAGGTGGTGGCTAACTGGATTATGGATAGAGGTTTTGCTACTGGTCATGGAGATTCTATTGTTGATTTGCTTGACCAACTTGAATGGCAAATAGCAGAGAAAGAACGTGAGGCGTGTGCAAAGGTGTGTGAAAGCCTGTTTGACATGGATGACAACTCATGCAATGAGGCTGAACATTGTGCTGATGCCATCCGAGCAAGGGGACAAGCATGATTGACTACAAATACAAGACCAAGCCGTTCGAGCATCAAGACAAGGACTTCATACTCAGCAGGGACATGGACGAATACGCCTTGTTTTGGGAGATGGGCCTTGGCAAGTCTAAGACCACGGTTGACACTGCTGCTTGGCTATATGCGACAGGCAAGATCAACGCCGTGTTCATCTTGGGCAACAAGGGATCCTACAGAAACTGGGTGACCAAGGAACTGCCGGAGCACATGCCAGACTACGTGAATTGGGTAGGCACCTATTGGGACAGCGCAGCGAACACGGAACTCAAGAAGAGCTATGACCTGCTGCTGACCCCCATGGAGCCGCTGAAGATCTTCGTCATGAACATCGAAGCCTTGGCCTTTGACCGCAGCTACAAGATAGCTGAGTCATTTGTCAACTGCCATAATACGCTGATGGTGATCGACGAATCCACGACCATCAAGAATAGGGATGCCAAGAGAACTAAGGCAGCCGTGAAGATTGGCCGCAAGGCCGATTACCGACGGATCCTGACAGGATCACCGGTGACCAACAATCCGCTAGACCTGTTCAGTCAGGCCTGGTTCCTTAATCCACATTTGCTGGGCTTCACCAGCTTCTACACGTTCAGGGCAAAGTATGCAGAGATGGTCAAGATCACGGCAGGTAACCGCGCGTTCACTAAGGTCAAAGGCTTCAAGAACCTCGATGAACTTACCTATTCGATTAAGAGGTGGTCGTCAAGGCGAACCAAGCTCGAGTGTCTCGATCTACCTGAGAAGATCTACCAATACTACGAGGTGGAGCTTACGGACGAGCAGAAGAAACACTACAAGTCTCTTCGCGAGAAGGCTATGGCTGAACTGGATGGCCAACTGGTCTCGGCACCGATCGTTCTTACAAAGCTGCTTCGACTCCACCAGCTGGTGTGCGGCCACCTCACAACGGACGATGGAGAGGTTATTCCCATCGAGAACAATCGGATGAAAGCCTTGATGGAAGTCCTTGACGAGGCCTCTGGCAAGGTCATCATCTGGGCCAACTACCGGTCAGACATCAAGGACATCACTGCCAAGCTGCAAGAAGAATATGGCAAGCAGTCAATCGTGTCTTACTTTGGAGATACCTCGAATGAGGATAGGCAAGAAGCTGTCCGCCGCTTCCAGACAGATCCTGAATGCACGTACTTCGTGGGAAACCCTCAGACCGGCGGCTTCGGCATTACGCTGACGGCTGCAACCAACGTGGTCTACTACTCCAACAGCTACAACCTAGAACACAGGCTGCAGTCAGAGGATAGAGCCCACCGGATTGGCCAGAAGAACACAGTGACCTACGTGGATTTGATCTGCCGAAAGAGCGTCGACGAGAAGATCGTCAAGGCTCTTAGGGAGAAGAAGATGCTCTCATCACAGGTGCTGGGTGATGAGTGGAAGGAATGGCTGAATTAGTCGGCCTTGATCCGAAGGAAGAAGGACATGAAGATGTCGTTGTCCATCGTACGCAGCGCACTGCCAGGGAAGAACTGGTCGGGCCATCCTTGTTCTTGGTCCTTTAGGATGTATAGACGCATGTCGTTGTTGTACTCCAAGGACATTCCGTTCTCTTGGGCAATCTTTTTAGCTACAGTTACTCGCATGGGGAAGCTCCTTTCAATGGAGTATTCTACTTCGTAGTGCAGCAGTGCGCGCAAATAAGTTTACAACATCCATTTTTAAGTTTATGGTAGGACACAAGAGCATGCCACAAGCTCACCAGGTGATCCTCTGGGCTCATAGAATTGGTTCCTAATAGAAACACTTAGGCCAAAGACACGTGAGCTTCTAGATGCTAGTACATGTCCCAGTAAATATTTTTAGAAGAATGCGCGCAGTGCGTAGTTTCGCACTAGAATACTAATCATGCACGGCAATCTCGCCGCGCTAAGAAAGAAGAAAGGTTACATCATGAACTACGTTACTCGTGAAATTATGGAAAAGTGCAAAGTCGATGCAGACACTGCACTCAAGATTCAATACGAGATGGATTGCTCCGGTCTCGACTACAGCGAATGCTCGCAACGTGCATTCAACGCTTGCATGAAAGAGTGCTTCAAGCTCGTCGTGCAACAACAAAAAGCTGCTGCTTAAGGAGATGATCATGAAGATGCAATTGATTGATCTCTACAAGCTAGAAGATGAAGGCGAGTTGCCTGAAAATGTTGCTTTCAAGATTGTTGGAGGCCGCGCTGTTTATCATCACATCGGCTGGATGTGGCGCAATTCTGATAAGCAGATCTATCTCAACAAGCATGGCTTGTTTGACTATCAAGAAGAAAAGCATCGTCGCTACTTGGCTGACGATACGTTGGTTGAAATCGTTAGCCAATCAGCTTAAGGAGATGATCATGGAAATCATCGTCCGCATCACATCCGTCTACGGCGCAAAAACGATCTATCCAGTCTGCGAGACTGCACAGATCTTTGCCGACATCGCTGGCACCAAGACTCTCAAGCCAACCACCATCAACGCGATCAAGTCTCTTGGCTACAAGATCGTCGTGCAGCAAGAGGAAATCTGATCATGAAACTAGAACTAAGCAACATCATTGACGGCACCAACGTCGTGTCTATCGAGACTGAGAATTCTGGCGGTGGTAACATGCTGGACTTCATCGTGCTGCGCAACGGCAACGTGCTTGTCATCAGCGACGAGTACGCCGGCCTCTACGAATCAAAGGAGGCGTTCTACGACTCCGCAGATCAACTCAACGGCTTCTACCTGAAAGGATAATCATGACCGAACTAACAAGCTGGGAGGACATGTCTCCCTTGGAGCAAGCGCAGTGCACCTATTGGGACATGTACAAGGACGCCTACGGCCATCGTCCACGCGGTATTGACACAAGCAGCTGGACACTGGCTGCCTTTGATGCAGAGTTTGATCGCCTTGGCAAGATCATCGAAGAAGAGTACCAGCAGCGCAAGCAAGCAGAAGCTGCCGCCGTTGCCCGATTCGAAGAGCAAGTCAAGTCTTTCATCACGATGGGAGCTAATGATCGCGAGGCAGCGATCCGTTGGTTCCACGAGGCTGAAAAAACCAATGGCGACGATGAATATCTTTGCTATTGCCTTGGCCTTCCCTATGGTTACTTTAGAAAATTGGAGACAGCATGAGAATAGTATGGACAAAAGAAGAAAAGCGCGCGCTTCACGACTGCATGATCGACATCTGCTACGTGACGCCAATGATGACCAGCAAAGGCTTGCTGCTTAACGCGCAAGAAGAGGTCATACCGTACGAGCGGCGGTCAAAGATCACCGATCAACGTGTCTTCAACTACAAGACCTTGATCGAGTCGGCTCGCGCCAAGGCTGAAGAGCATCGCGCCAAGACAAGCAAGCCAAAGCCGGTTGCTGCACCGCTGCCTGAACCAACTCCTGAGCCAGTCCGTAAGCTTGACACGTTGGGCGAAGTCTTTGAACTATTCATCGATGCCCTTGCGGACCGGATCATGGCAAAGCTGGCAGCTACGCAGCAGGTTGAGGCACCTGAGCCGGAGCAGAAGCACGACGATGCACTAGATGCTGCCTTCTTTGGTGGTAAGCTTATGGATCAACTTAAAGGCCTATCGATCCGCAAGCCACCGGTCAAGAAGCGTCCAACTGTTCTGGTTGTTGGATTGAATGGCTGCCAGATGGAGACCATCAAGGCCTTCAAGCCTGATCTTGACTACACATTCGTCACGGCAGAACAAGCCCTGAGCCACTATACATTCAACAAGGACCATACGTTCCTCATGACTAAGTTCATCAACCATTCTGTGCAAGGCAAGTACCGCAAGCATCCCAACCTGCATTACTGCAATGGCGGTGTCAGCGACTTGAAGCATCTGTTGAAAGTTGTTTTTCATAAGGAGACAGCATGAAGTACTTAAAAATGTTTGGGGCATGGCTGCTGCAAGCCATCATTGGCCTGATCTTTATCGGCTTCATGGTCTTCATGATGCTTGAATGGTCGGCTGGCTGCGGCGAGACTTATGTAGACTCCAAGGGGATCAGGCACCAGCATGAATGCCTGTTCATCAACCGATGAATGTCTTTCAACACGGGGTCTTGAACGGACTTGGATGGGTCGCTGTCTTAGCAGACGGCTGGATCCTCCATACGCACTGGCTGGCAGCAGTCGGTATTTGTTTGCTCCTTTGGAGCATTTGGGCTATTTACAAGGACTTATGATGAGCATAGAAGATGGATTCAACGGACTATCAGCAGATGACTTGGTCAAGCTGACTGCACAAAGCGACAAGGGATATTCCTACACGGCCACAATGACCAAGATGCCCGTGGGCGACATCAAAGTGTATGAAGGCACGCGGTACTTTAAGTTTGTGCCAAAAGAAGATATGACTGGGCAGGAAGCCGGATGGATGGCCATGTTGTTCACGACTGCAGTCATCAGCAGCCGAGGCATTGGCATCACGGACTATGACTACATGGGCTTCGTCAGGGCGCACGGACTGGAGCGCCACTTCGAAGAAGAACTATGAGCGGCTGGAGGAAACGACAGATCATGGAAAAGTACTGCGCACATTGCCTGCAGGAATGCGGGACCATTACAATTGACGAAGGAATCGGCAGCTACGAGTATTGGGGAGCCACTGGCGTGGACATCCAGCTTGTGGAGGTCAGTGATTGCTGCGAAGAAGAACTGCTTGACGAACTACCTGAGGAGGAAGATGATGAAGACTTGGATCAAGAAAATCCTAGGCCACAAGCCTGAGGAGGTTAGCAGCACGGAGATCAACGCGACCGATGACTACGTCATTGTGAACAAGAAGGATCTCAACGCCATAATGGATGAACTTCACGAACTGCGCAGCAGGAACGTTTCGACTGACGCCAGGGAGCTAGATCTTCTACTAGGTAATATGGAAGTTGAGAACAGAAAGCTCAAGATGGATGTAGAAGTCTTGACATCTGCTCTCAGAGACGCTACAATAAACAGCCGACAATAGCAGTTGCCGGTTGCCATAGTTTAAGAGGGCCTTTGAGCCCTCTTTTTTTATTCCTCGTGATCACGCACCTTGCATCCAAGGTCTGTTGGGTCCATCCTGAGGTAGTTGAAGACGGCCTTCCGACGTTGCTCGGACTTAGACGAGCCGCAGTTAGGGCAGCCGTGTCCGCACACCGAGCAAAAAGCAGGTGGACTTTCAAAGGCACGGATGACGCGCTTCTTGTGTTCTTCGCGGCAATGCTCAAGCCACTTGGACCTCCAGCCCCTGATAGCAATCAACTCATCGATCTTGTCAATGACTTGCTGCGTGACCTTACGTCCCTTGACGGCATTGAAGAAGGTACCGCGACTAAGGTCCAAGCCATCGTCGGCTTCCTTGTCGTACAACCGACTGATGTTCGGCTGCCCCGTGCCATACTCGCTGGCCCATACGATGATCTTGACCGTATCCAGGTCTAAGGGCGATGTTGCTTCGATTGGTCTGCTCATGATTGAGTTTCCTTTACTTTTTAAATCTGTCGAAAAAGGACTGGATCGATTTTATAAGGTTGTAAAACCTCTTTTGGTACTCTGTTAAGTGGTCAAACATGGCGCTTTCTCCTTTCTAAGTGGTTGAAGTTAGATTATACAGCATTCTGTGCAAGTTATGCTATGTTTGGGAGTCAGGGAGACCAAAAAAGCTATAGATGATATTTCTACCCATAACAGAGTGTATCAATACAACCTTTTAGCAGACACGGGGATCTCCTCTTTTGAAGACGAACGAACGATAGTATAAATAGTTTTTAAATGTATCAATACACTCTGTTAACGACTAGAAAACACTCTATAGCGTTTTTGAGGCCCTTGTTTACGCGATCCCGCAGTTCGGTCTACAATAGAAGGAACATAGAATCAAGGAGCACTGCAATGGCATTCAAGAAAGGTGAGAAACCTACTGGATCCGGCCGCAAGGCTGGAACGCCCAATAAGCGCAACGTTGAGCGTCAAGAGATCTTCGACCGCATCGTCGAGAAGCACGGAGATCCTCTCGAGGCATTGGCAGAGATGGCTTTCGACCCTAACCACGACCTCTTGGTCCGCAAGGATTGCTTGAAGGAACTGGTTCAATATGGTCACGCCAAGAAGAAGTCTGTCGAGATCACTGGACCTGATGGAGGTCCCATTGAAGCAAGGCTCGAGCTTGTTGGCCAGATCACTGACCTCATTGGCAAGTTGAACGCTGGCGGCAAATGATCCTATCCAAGACAGAGCTAACCACCATCCAGTCTAACCTTGCGGTGCTGGACCTGGAGGACCTAGCTCATCTTGCTTGGAAGCTCAAATGGAAAGCTACTGCTCGTGAGCAGCAGATGACGCCTGATGGTGATTGGGGCGTTTGGCTGATCCTCGCAGGACGTGGTTTTGGTAAGACCAGGACAGGAGCCGAGGACATTGGCAACTATGCTGCAGACAACCCTGGCGTTCGCTGCGGGGTCATCGCACCAACCTCAGGTGACATCAGAGGCGTCTGCTTTGAAGGTGAGTCTGGTATCATGAACGTGGTCCCTCACTATCTGATTGACAACTACAACAGATCCATTGGCGAGATCACCCTGAAGAACGGATCATCGATCCGCGGCTTCTCGGCTGAAGAGCCCAGTCGTTTGCGCGGTCCACAGTTCCATCGAGTCTGGTGCGATGAGCTGGCTGCTTGGCAGTACGTCGATGAAACATGGGACATGATGAAATTCGGTTTGCGCTTAGGCGATGATCCACGGGTCATCATCACAACGACCCCAAAGCCTATTGACTTGGTCCGCAAGCTTATCAAGGACGCGGAAAAGAAGTCCAGCCGAATCCACATCACCAGGGGATCTACCTATGACAACGCTGCGAACCTTGCCAAGTCCTTCCTTGCTGAGATCACACAGTACGAAGGCACGCAACTCGGACGACAAGAGATCCACGCCGAAGTTATTGACCCCGAAGAGACCGGCATCATCAAGCGAAGCTGGTTCAAACTTTGGCCCGCAGAAAAAGCTCTGCCGCCTCTTGACTATATAGTCATGAGCCTTGATACGGCGTTCACCGAGAAGTCGATTGACCGCAAGAGCCACGATCCCGACCCCACTGCCTGCTCAGTCTGGGGCGTGTTCCGGCATGAGAAGAAGCCCGCGTTCCTTCTACTTGACTGCTGGCAGGACCATCTTGGGCTGCCGGCCTTGATCGAACGGGTCAAGAAAGAATGGGTTGTCAGGTACGGCGATGAGGACTTTAGGCCCATGATCAAGCCGCTGATTGGCCCAAAGCAATCAATGTTCGGTGGCAAGTCACCAGACCTGATGATCATCGAGGACAAAGGATCAGGAATCAGTCTGCGTCAGATGCTGGCCCGCGAAGACATCCTGGCATACCCCTATAATCCTGGCCGCGCGGATAAGCTCCAACGGCTGCACGCGGTCTCGCATTTATTTGCACACGGATTCATTTGGGTGGTAGAATCTGATAAACGGCCTGGGAATCCTCGTTCCTGGGCTGACCCTTTAATCTCGCAGCTGTGCAGCTTTCATGGTGAAGGATCAATCAAGCATGACGACTTTGTGGACTCAACGACTCAAGCACTCCGATTGCTTGCCGATCGCAACAGTCTCTCAGTCACCAGGAAAGCTGAAGACAGAGTTGAACGGGAACATAGGCCAAAGCCTGTGAACCCATACGCGATCTAACCGGAGTATTGAATGGCTGAAAACGAACAAGAATACGGCGAGATGTACGAGGTTGAGGACGACTCCAAGGTCCGTGACACCGATGACGGTGGAGCAATGGTTACGCTTGATGACTCACCAACACCAGCCGACTCAGAGTTTTATGCCAACCTTGCTGAGACAATGCCCAGTTGGGAACTATCAAACCTTGGCTCAGAACTCTGCGACATCTTAGAAAAAGACAAAGAAGCCCGCAAGAAGCGGGATGAACAGTATGAAGAAGGTCTGCGTCGTACAGGCCTTGGTGATGATGCCCCAGGCGGCGCATCGTTTACCGGAGCCAGCAAGGTCGTGCACCCAATGCTGACTCAAGGATGCGTGGACTTCTCAGCCCGCGTCATGAAGGAACTCTTCCCACCTGATGGTCCTGCCAAAGACAAGATCATCGGTGAGCAAACCCTCGAGAAGCAAGAAAAAGCAGAACGTCTTGTCAAGTTCATGAACTGGCAAATGACCGAGCAGATGCCTGAGTTTAGGTCTGAGCTTGAGCAGTTGTCCACACAGTTGCCTTTGGGTGGCGGTCAGTATCTCAAGATCACTTGGGACGCAAACAAGAAGCGGCCAATGCCGCAGTTCGTCGCCATCGACGATGTCTACCTGCCGTTTGCAGCAACTAACTTCTATTCAGCCGAGCGCAAGACCCATGTTCAATATTTGACTCGCATCGAATATCAGAAGCGTGTTGAATCAGGCATGTACATGGACGTTGACCTGATGGCCAGTCCGCTGCCACCAACAGAGTCAAAGGCCGAGACGGCCAACAACAAGATTGAAGGCCGCACGACAGACAGCTACAACATCGATGGTCTGCGCACAACTTACGAGTGCTACATCATTCATGACTTCGGTGACGAATACGGCTTGGCTCCATACATCATCAGCTTGGACAAGGCAACTCAGAACGTGCTGTCCATCTATCGCAACTGGGAAGAAGACGACGACACCAAGCAAGAGATGCAGTGGATGGTTGAATTCCCATTTGTGCCCTGGCGTGGTGCTTATCCGATTGGCCTGACACACATGATTGGCGGTCTAAGTGCCGCTGCAACAGGTGCATTGAGAGCTTTGCTTGACTCTGCCCACATCAACAACTTCCCAGGCTTGCTGAAGCTTAAGTCAGGAACAGGCGGTCAGACAGACCGTGTTGATCCAACAGAAGTGAAAGAGATTGAAGGTTCGTTTGGCCAAGATGACATCCGCAAGATGCTCATGCCAATGCCTTACAACCCACCAAGCGCAGTCCTGTTCCAGTTGCTTGGCTTCTTGGTTGATGCTAGCCAGAACGTGGTCCGTACGACGTTTGAAGACTTGGCTGACAGCAATGCCAACACGCCAGTCGGAACCACCTTGGCTCGCATGGAACAAGGCATGGTCGTGTTCTCAGCGATTCATGCTCGCTTGCATGACTCCATGGGCCGTGTGCTGAAGCTGCTGTTCCGCCTGAACAAGACCTATTTAACCGAAGCCGAAGTCTACGACGAGACAGGCGAGTTGCTGGTTAAGCGCAGCGACTTCGATGGCCCGATGAATGTCGTGCCAGTCAGTGACCCCAACATCTTTAGTGAGGCTCAACGGTTTGCTCAAGTACAAGCCGTCATGCAGCGAGCCAAGGAGATGCCTCAGCTGTACGATCTCCGCAAGGTTGAGATCATGTTCCTTGAACGACTGAAAGTTCCTCAAGGTAAGGACCTGCTGCTGCCAGCACCTAAGCCATTGGAGCTGAACGCCGTCAACGAGAACATCGCTGCAACAATGCGCCGACCAATCGTCGCGTTCCCTGAGCAAGATCATCTGGCCCACTTGCAGGTTCACCTTGACTTCTTGACCAACCCGATGTTCGGCAACAACAAGGCCATTGGCCCTGCATTCATTCCAGCCATGCTTGACCACATCAAGGAGCACATGGTCCTGTGGTATGCAACTCAGATCTACATGGAAGCTTCAGACGCAGCGCAAGTTGACATTGGCGAGATCCAAAAAGATGCAACGATGGAAGAGAAGCAGTCGCTTGACAAGCTGCTTGCAACAACTAGCCAGGTCGTGACCAAACAAAGCCAAGAGGCATTTGGTCAGATCCCACAGATCATCGAGCAAGCTATTCAGACCTTGCAGCAGATGCAGCCGCCTCCTCCACAAGATCCTTCAGTTCAGATTGCCCAGCAGCAACTTCAGAATCAGCAAGCCAAGGATCAGGCAACGGCTCAGACTCAGCAGGCCAAGCTTGCCCAAGATGCTCAGCTCAAACAAGCAGAGATCCAGGCTCGCAGCCAAGACACACAGGCTCAGATTCAAGCTCGCATCCAAGAGTTGCAGAACCAGCTTCAAATCGAGCAGCTGCGTCAACAAGCAGAAGACGAACGTACTCGCGCCCAGATCCAGGCTCGCTTGGAGATGAACGAGTCAGACAACCAAACAGCCAAGCAGCTTGCTGCCTTAGAGGTAGCAACAGGCGAAAAGTTTTCGGTGTCAACGGGCACCGGAATAAACCCCTCACCACGCAGATAAGGAGCAATCATGGTAGCAATCAGTTTACACAAACAGATGGCCATGGGTAAAGGTTACCCAAAAGCCAAGAAGATCGCTAGCGATCCTTCACCAACACCTGGCATGCCAGATGCTAATTACAAGACCGTGCCTAAGATGATGACTGAGAAGGTCACAGGCGAAGGCGGCGGCAATGGCGGCACAAACAGCCAACGCGGCAAAGGTCCTAACCAGATCTCCACCGTTATGGGCGGACGCCGTTAAGTGTTAGCAAAAATCATCACGACCATCCGAGCCGAGCAGCACGCACTGGCTATTGAAGCCATCAAAGTGCAGACAGCAGAAGGCAAGGACATCAGCTTTGAATATGGGAAACGTCAGGGCGTCTACGCTGGCCTTGACCGCGCCATCCAGCTGATTGAACGGATTCATCGTGATATTGAGAATGATAGTCGAGATCTTTAACCCCAGCATACGGAGAAGCGAATGCTACTTGAAACCCCCATGTCCTTCAACTACGCCTCATTGGACGAGGCCTTCCCAACTGTCGATTGCTGCCACGAGCCCTTGGGTTCACGAGTGATCGTCCAGGTCCGCAAAGCCAAGAATCAAACGGCTGGCGGTATCTACATCCCGGAAGAAGCAAGAAAGACAGAAGCCAGCAATACACAGATCGCCAAAGTAGTGGCAATCGGCTCATTGGCTTACAAGAATCGAAACACTATGGAACCGTGGCCTGAAGGCTCCTGGTGTGAAGTTGGTGCCTACGTCCGTGCACCTAAATACGGCGGTGATCGTTGGACCGTAAGGTCCGGTGAAGATGAGATCGAATTTGTGATGTTCAATGACCTAGACATTCTTGCCAAGGTTACTGGAGATCCGACAGCGATCAGAGCTTTTATCTAACTGCTGAAAGGAGCGGGAAATGGCCGGAGAAACAATGCTCATCGAAGAAGATGAGGACCAAAAAGGCGGTAAGCCTCAGGAAGTCGAGTTTGTCCCTGTAACCACCAAACAAGGTGAGGAACATGATGACGAAGACGATGACCACCCCGAGGATTCGCGTCTCTCAGAAGACAATGAGGACCGCGAAGAGATACGTCGCAAACGTCGCGAGGAGAAAGCAGATCGCGCAGCGCGTAGAAAGCAGGCAATTGAGCGGGATAAAACCGAGCTCAACTTCCTGAGGCAACGGAACGAGTCGCTTGAAAAGCGCATGTTCCAAGTCGAGAAGTCTGTTGTAGGGAATACGATCTCAACCATCGATGACCGTATTGCTGACACCTTTGCAGAAGTTAAGGCCGCAGAAAGGATCATGGCCCAGGCCATCGAAGCCGGTAACGGTGAAGATGCTGCCAAAGCCATGCGCATCCGCGACCAGGCCATGCAGAAGGTCCAGCAGCTACAGGTTCACAAGCACCAGCAGAACCAGGTTGCTCAAAACTTGCATCAGCAGGCTCAACAAGTCCAGCAGATCCAAGCCCAACCACCTGGTCCAGACCCCGAAGTCGCGAGCTTTGCTCAAGACTGGGTGTCCAAAAACAGCTGGTACGATCCGAACGCTGGTGACGAGGCATCGAAGATAGTTCTAGCGATAGATCAATCTCTTGTAGAATCAGGTTATAATCCAAAGACAGAGGCATATTGGCGCGAGCTAGACAAGCGAGTGGCCAAACGATTGCCAGACATCAAAGGAGGCGGTAACTATGACGACAGTCAAGACGACGATCGCCGCGGACAGCGTAGAGGTCCGCCCGTTGGTTCCAGCAGGGACCAGGCTCCCCAGTCTTCTCGCCGTGAAGTATACATCTCCCCCGAACGAAAGCAAGCTATGACTGATGCTGGAGTTTGGGATGACCCCGTCCTACGCCAACGCTACTTGAAACAGTACGCTAAGTGGGACCGTGAACACAATTCAACTCGCTGAAAGGAGTGAGAAAAATGACTGATGAACGATTAAAAAAATCCCCTGATCTTGTCCGCCAATCACGTGGAGCCACAGACCGCAATGTGACTGAAGAACGTGCTATTAGCGACGATGATCGTGTTGAGATGTTTAGATCTCAATTTTTCCAAGACGCATTGCCAGATCTACCAAAGATTCCTGGCTTTCACACATGCTGGTTGACCACTACTAACCCCCGAGATTCCATTCAACAACGGATCCGGCTGGGTTATGAACCGATTAAAGCCGAAGACGTGCCTGGCTGGGAATATGTAACCATTAAGACAGGCGAATGGCAAGGGTTTATTGGTGTCAACGAGATGCTCGCATTCAAGTTGCCGTTATCTCTCTACAAGCGATTCATGCACGAAGCACACCACGATGCTCCAGCACGCGAAGATGAGAAACTGACAGCAGTTTTGGACGGCATCAAGGAAGCTGCAGCAGCTGCAGGCGGGCGTGTGATTGAAGGTGATGGTATTGCGGCATTGCGCGAAAATCCTGGTCGATCTAAATTTGAAGAGATCGACTAGTCCATAACTTTCTCAATGAGGAAAAGCAAACATGTCTACTTCTAGCACACCGTTTGGCTTCCAGCCCGTTTACCACGCAAGTGGTTTCGTGCGTCCGGCAGCCTTTACGTTGGCGAACAACGCGGCAGTGACCTTGTTGCAATATCAGCCTGTGAAGATAAATACTTCCACTGGTGTTGTGACTCCGGCCGCTGCTGGCGATGCTTTCGTCGGCACTTTCATGGGTGTTGAATTCACCGACAGCGATGGCCGTCGTCGTGTATCCAACAAGTTCATTGCGAACACCCCTGCAACTGATGTGACCGCGTACATCACGCGTGATCCTGCTATCGTTTATCAGATCCAAGCAAATGGCGCTGTGAACATTAGCAACATCGGCAACCAATATGACTTTGGTTCGATCACCTCCGGTTCTACCGTGGTTGGTCTTAGCACTGCTACATTGGATACTGCTTCAGTTGTAGCTTCAGGTGGCACTGCCCAAATGCGCGTGATCGGTATCACACCCGGTCCCGATAATGCATGGGGTGATGCTTATACGATTGTCCAAGTTCAGATCTCTGAGCATCAGGACGTTGCAACCATCAACGCTTACTAAGGAGCTAAAAAATGGCTGTCCCAATGCGCAGTACGGACTTTAGGTCCATCGTTGAGCCAATTCTGAACGAAGAGTTCGATGGCTTGTATAACCAGCGCGCTGATGAGTGGAAACAAGTTTTCACTGAGCGCAACGGTATTCCCCGTAACTACCACGAAGAACCCGTCTTGTACGGTTTCGGAGCGGCTCCTGAGTTGCCTGACGGCATGCCAGTGACCTACCAATCTGGTGGCGTCCTGTTCAATGCTCGTTACGTCTACAAGGTCTATGGTTTGGCTTTTGCCTTGACCAAGGTCCTCGTAGAAGACGGCGACCACATTTCGATCGGCCAGACTTACGCCAAACACTTGGCACAGTCCTTGATCGAAACAAAAGAAACCTTGTGTGCCAACATCCTGAACCGCGCTTTCAATAGCTCGTACACGGGTGGTGATGGCGTGTCGTTGGTTAACTCCGCACACCCTATCGCTTCTGGTAACGCAAGCAACGTGTTGACTACTGCAGCTAACTTGTCGCAAACATCTCTTGAGCAGATGCTCATCCAGATCCGCAACGCCATTGACAACAATGGTAAGCGTATCCGTTTGACTCCTACCAAGTTGGTGTTGAGCCCTAGCAACGTGTTCCAAGGTGAAGTACTGTTGAAATCTGTCCTG